TGTTCCGTATAAGCGACATATTTACTTTCATAATTATACTGATGCTCAGATAGAGAGCGTGCGTCAGTTATTGGTATTGTGGAATCAGCGTTATGGAATACCTTTGAAGTATAACGAAGATATATGGACTGTTACTCAGAGAGCATTACGAGGAGAGGCAGGAGTCTTTACTCATAACTCTGTGAGAGCAGATAAGGTAGATATCTACCCTCATCCTAAGATGATTCAAATGCTGAAAAGTTTATGAGAAATTGGAAAGACGATGCAACGAATGTTTTGATTGTAGGATATGTTATCCTTATCATTTGCGCTATTATTTCTATCCTATCGTGTAATCCTGTCAAGCAGGTTCTAAAGGATAAGGAGAAGCTCGATAAAGTAGCTGAGGTGGTAGTTAAGTCTGGATATTGTGCGAACGATACCACGATAATTACGAAGAGCGATACTACGATTTTATACGATACTACTTATGAAACTCAAATTCAAATCAATGAAAAAACAGATACTATCCGTGTTCCGAAAGTTATCACTCGAACTATCACTATTCGTGATACGATTAAAAGTGTGGTGGTTGATAATGCTCGAATCAATCTTCTGCAAAAAGAAATAGAAGCCTACAAAGAATCTACCTACGAACTGAAAGAAGAGTTACTACATTGGAAAGAATTAGCTAAGAAAAGATGGTGGAATCTTTGGGGTCTGATTATTTTATTCAGTATCTACATTCTACGCAAACCTATCTTAAAGCTAATAAATGTTGCAATCTAAAAGAAGGAGACTCTACTTTGACGTGGAAGTTTCACCCAACGTCGGTCTATTTTGGACTGCAGGCTACAAACAAAACATCGACTACTCCAATATCATTAAGGAGAGAGCGATTATCTGCATCTGTTATAAGTGGGAAGATGACCGCCAGGTTCACGGTTTAACTTGGGATGAAAACCAAGATGATAAAGCTATGCTCGAAAAGTTCATCGAGATAGCAAACCAAGCCGATGAGTTAGTAGGACACAACGGAGACAAGTTTGACCTTGCTTGGATTCGTACTCGGTGTTTATTCCATCAGATATCTATGTTTCCTAAGTACGTTACAATTGATACCTTAAAGGTTGCTCGTTCTAAGTTTCGCTTTAATTCTAATCGGTTAGACTACATAGCTAAATACTTAGGAATCGGACACAAGATTAAGACCGATTTTAATCTGTGGAAGAACATCGTACTGCATAAAGACCAAAAGGCTATGAACTATATGGTCAAGTATTGCAAGATGGATGTAAGTCTTTTGGAGCAGGTGCATAAAAAATTATCCACTCACATTGATAGGAAAACCCATTACGGAGTTATCTTCGGTCAAGATAGAGGTTCTTGTCCTGAGTGCGGTTCTGATGAGTTAGTAATTTACAAACGCAGAACGAACGCTTCTGGACTTAAAAAGATTCAGTATAAGTGTAAAGTATGCCATCACTATCACGATAAAACCGACAAATGAGTAAGATAGGAGAAGAAGTAATAAGCGACATTCGTAAGCAAGAAGAGAAAGGACTTATCACCTATGGTACTACTATGGATCGTGAGGATTACGAATTAGTAAACTGGCTACAGGAAGCCTACGAAGAGTGCTTAGATAAATGTTTATATTTGAAAGCAGCAATAAATAAAATCAAAAATGGGACACAAAGACACACCGATTCTCAAGAAGCAAATTCAGGAAATGTTGAGCAAGCTCGAAGCAGCGGAGAGATTATCAATCCTTGAGCCTCTGTGTGAGAAGTATCGAAAGGAAAGCCGACAGAACATCGAGAAAGACCTTCGGGAGTTCAAATCAAAGAAAGGAATACCACGCATTAAAACCGACTACTGATGGAAGTAGATGAGCAGATACCAAACTTTACTACTCCTCACGAAGATATAGGAGCAGCCTTCAACGCAATTAATGCCATATCAGAATACGATATGGGACTATGCGATGAAGAGGAGCGAATGATTCTGAAGGAGATTAAGTTAATGGCTCTGTATATTATCCATATCGGTATGCGTGAAATCTATAAAAGTAACTTCTATGACACAGAAGAAGAACCCTCATAAGGTTATCCATCGGAAGTTAGGGAAGGAGAGAGCCTACGGACTCGCTCATACAGAAGATAACGTAATGGAGTTAGATGAGCGGTTATCTGGGTATAGGTACTTATTATACGCACTTCACGAACATTTCCACCTAAAGCATCCCGATTGGTCGGAAACTAAGGTACGCAAAGAAAGTTCGAAAACGGCTCGTTTCTTGTGGGATATGGGGTTCAGGTTAACTGAACTGAGATAGGCTCTTAAATCGCCTCTAAATGCGTCTCAGAAGGTGTGTAAGGTCTTGAGCCTGCTGAATAAATAAGAACCCTACCAATTTTCCTACTTTATCCCTATCCTCGAACTCGGTAGTGTGTGGCATATCCATATTTACCCACATAGGTTCGGGGATTGATTTTAGATCAAAGGCGAATATCCCGATAGGAGTAGAGCTTATGTATCTTACTTCTTTGTGCTTTACGAGTTTATCCCACTTCATTTTCTCGATTAGAAGCGTATCGTAGTGCTTATGTCTGCACTTGAGTTCGATAGTTAAATCGTGCTTCGGAGAGTAAGCATCTCGGTAGCTGAATTGGTCAGTCCTTTGCAGGTCAGGGATTACTGACTTGATTAGGTTAAAGAGTATTTCTTCGTTCATTAAAATAGTCTTTGTTGCATTTTATATTCTGCCCATCTTTTTTCTTGTGCCTCAAAATAATCTTTGTCTAATTCATACCCAACAAAGTCAATGTTCCCGGATTTGTCGGCTGCTATTCGATTGCTACCTGATCCCAAATGCGTGTCAATTACTTTGCCTCCATTAGGCAAGTATTTTGAATAAATCCAATCGTATAGTGCGATTGGCTTTTGTGTTGGATGTATTTTAACTGTTCGTTCTCCGCTAAAATGATGCCACCTAAAAATTCTTGTAGTGCTTTTTATGTTTTGCCAAGCAAGTTCAGCGTCAGCCATTGGATTAGTTCCGTTCATTTTATCCCAGACAATAAATCCATCAGTTTTATTTAAGTAATCTAAAAAATAATTACCTCCCCAAATAATTTGATATTTAGAGATTCTCTTTAATTCGTTAAAATACTCTAATGAAGGTATTTTTTCATCCCAAATTATTACTTTATTATCAGCCAATTTTCTTAAAGTACCCATTCCACCTTTTGCTCCACCTTTTATTAATCTATCTCCAAGTCCATATGGAGGATCAACAACTGCTAAATCAAAGTATTTGTCAGGATATTCAGCCATCCCAACCATACAATCAATGTTTTTTACTATACTATTTTTCATAAAAAGTAGTGTTTCATCCAATCATCAGTACCGCAGATAACTCCTATCCATCCATCGGGATTACTATTCCTTCTTTCTTTTGCTTTTACTTTCTCGCATTGAATACAATGGGGAGAGTAGTAGTTACCGCTCTTGATAAAGTAAAAATCTCCTGAGTGTTTATTCTGCTTACAGATTGTGCATTTTTTCATTTGGTTAAATTATAGATGATTAAAAGAATGTCCGCTAAGTTCTGAGCCTCTTTTCCTTCGTAGTATTTGTATGCGTAAGGCTTAAAGTTTATTTGCTCTTGATCCATCTCTTGATACGCTCCCTGACTTTTATACGCAGCGATTATTGCTTCGCAGACTGTACGTATAGACTTAAACTTTCTGTAAGTATTAAGGAAATGCCTTCCGTCTTTTTGGTACTCGTTAGCGTAGTAGAAGCTCAGGTTAATTAAATGCTGCTCGTATGTCATAGCGTATAGATTAAACTAAGTCCGTTTACTTTGCAAGCTTTGAAGTAATTACCTACTGCGGTTTGTTTTGCATAAGGAACGTGATAGTTCTTCGCTATGTAAGGAGTACAGGCATCTCTGTCGATTCGTTGGTCGAGGCTTAACCTATCGTAGATGTCAGGATGAAATAGACTTACATCTCCGTTATTCAGATAGCTTACATAAGCCTTATTAGTCTCTCTCATCCATTGCTCAGGACTTGTAGGATATCCTATGTCGGTTATTTGTAGGCTTGGATTCACGAGAGGTTGATTCAGGTATCTATCACTTTGCGAATTATTGTTAGTGAACTTACTAACCCAACTGAGCAAAGTTCGAGGATCAAGAGAATAGTAATCTCCGTAGTCTCCGCATACTCCATTCTCGAAGCACTCTATCACGTTCTTCATTGTTAATTCTGGATAGCGAGTTCTGATTTTACGGATAACTAAATCCTCGGTCTCTTCGCTTACTTGCTTGAATGTTCTTAAATAGTCAAAGGCTGCGTTACTCATTTGTGTAAATTTCATTATAATAACAATCACCTAAAGTTAAATCGGTTTTCCCAATTCTATTAAAGCATATAGGATGAATAATAAGTGGATTTTGAGCATCATTTATTGCATTAACTATCTGCTCTTTCTCCATTGCTTTGGCTTGTTTAATAATATCAATTTCAAATCCCATAGGTATGTAAGCAATGTTTTCAAGCAACCATTCTACTGCTGTTTGTTTCATATGTCGGTAAATTTTCGGTTTTGAATTTCGTTTAGTTTCTCTTTAATTGATTCGCTGCGTACTTTAGATTCAGGTTTGATTCGGTTAAGCCAGGTGCTTACAGATGCTCGCCAGGACTTCATCTTATTCCTGCCTATCATCCATCCATTAGACTCGTAGTAGTTAATGAATTTCTCTGCTTCTATTTTACACTTTTGAGCATCGCTTAACTTCTCCTTCATCTCATTGTAAACATCGGTGTAACTCGGTGCGTTGAAGCTTTGAGATACTTTCTTAACTTCGATAGGTAGGTTATACTTCTCAAGAATAGAAATCACCTTAGCGTGAATCGGACTTGTAGGATTTAACTTACCTCCGTATTGGAAGTCTATAAATCCCTTGCAGAGAATTTTTCCATCGGATAGCTTCTCAAACTGCTCGCCATCATCGACTAAGAGTAGATCATCTTCATCGACTTGCTCTCCGATATAAACGGAAGCCAGAGTGTAATTAGGATGCCAGAGACCTGCTATATCGCACTTATCTCTAACGTACTTTACAAAGCATTTCATCTTAGGGGAAAGAGACATAAACCAAGACTTATCCCATATCTCGGTATCAGTAAAACGTTTAGCCATTTTTTTCATTTTGGTATTGTTCAAAGGTAGAAAAACTATTCGTAACTATATCCTGCTGTGCCTTTTTATATCCATCATTCCAAGCCTCTTTTAATTGTTCTTGCTCAAGGCTTAGAGCGGTTTTCAAAATATACTCAACATCTTTAACTGAATCATCTAAAGATTTTATATCTGCTGATGAATGTATCTTAGTTAATTCACTAAGCATCCAGGTACATATAGTTTGTCTCATACGTTTGTTTTAGGTAGTACGATAAAGTTCTTATATGGCACTCGTTGAATCTTTATGTGTGGTGGATATTCTTTAGCTACTTCCAGAAGATTGTTATAGTAACTCATAAAGACTATATCATTATTCTTTATGTAGTTCTTTATTTTGGTGTAGTGATAGCTTATTACGGAGTGGTCGTTATATCCGATAAGCCTTGCTATCTGCGTTAAAGTTACAGGGTAATTATGATAGATGTAATGTCCGAGAGCCATCCGCATAGTTGAGAGGCTTACTGGCCCTATTACTTTTCTTTTCTTGCCTCCTGATGTTACGAATAAATCTTTGCGAGTAATTCCATAAGACTCGCAGTATTTATCTACGAGTTCGATTAGTTGTTTAGTTTGTTCTTGATTCATATTGTTGTATAGTTTTGAAAAGTACATAAATTAATTGAGGTACTACTGCATTACCTCCTGCCATTATTGTTTGCTTTCTCCATTTAGAAAAGGTAATAGAGTCCAATCTATCGGAAAGCCCATCATCTCCAGAACAAATTGGGGAGACAGTTGGGAAGGTTTGCCAGTAATTTCCCGACTCATTTTTACTAACGAATTTTGATTCTCCAATCCTGTCACTTTCTCTCCGCAATCGGATGCCATTGGTGTCGGTAGTAATCCTTTCACAAGACATCTCGTTAATGTCATAGAATGCATTGATCCTTCCGATGTTTGACTCGACTTCAGATTTGCAGTCATATCCGTTGAATCGGTTGTTGTTGGAGTTGGCAATAAAAAAGACTCTGTCTCTGCGGTGCGGTGCGTTAATGGACGCAGCTGGCAATACATACGAGAATACTTCGTACCCTTCAGCTTCCAAATCAGACTGCACCTCGTGGAATACCAATCCTCCATTCCAATTAATAATTCCGTGAACGTTTTCGCCAACGATCCATTTGGGGCGAATTTCCCTAATTGCTCTAAGCATTTCTGGGAAGAGATGTCTCTCATCTTCTTTGCCTTTTCGCTTTCCTGCGAGTGAATAGGGCTGACAAGGGAATCCTCCACTAAGGACTGAGATTTTTCCTCTGTGAATAGTGAAATCTGTTTTGGTGATGTCATCATAGCTTATTGATTTTGGAAAATGATATTTAAGAACTTTCTTACCGAACTCGTTCCATTCACAATGAAATTTGTTTTCCCACCCCATCCATTCAGCAGCCAGGTCGAAGCCTCCTATACCTGAGAATAGTGATCCGTGAGTCATTTGTAGTAGTTTATTATTTCTTCAAGTTCGCTTCGTGTCCATTTCTTTAACGGATTCTCTAAAGCATATTCTTCTAATTCCTTTACGAAATCTTCTCCGTATCTCGATACAAGTCCTAATCGGTATCTAATCAGATTACCAGATAGGAACATATTGCACCTGATACATTGACCATTCGTGTTATAGTATGCTAACGAATCAGGGAGACCGAATCTTAGTCCGCTATGTTGCCCTTGTGAGTGATAGTGTCCTGCTTGCTGAACCTCTGCTCCGCAAGAAATACAACCGAAGTCTTTATCTCTTTCCCTTACGTGAGCGTTGAACTTTTCCTGTGCTTTCTTTAGTAGCTTCGGGAGAGGGGTTAACTTTTTCTTCTGAGAGTTTTTCATAGCGTACAAAGAAACGGTTTCCGTGATTGTTTACAAAACATAAGTCGAGTTCTTTTCTGATTACTTCTACCTTATCGCCTTTGCGACCATAGACTATCCGAGAAGATGCTCCTATGATGTCCTCAGTTAGATACATTAAAAGGGTAAATCAGATTTCTTTTCTTTCGGCTCATAGGTATCAACTGAGACCTGAACGTCTTTACCGAACTTATCTGGCTCTCCGAGTAGATTGATGTTGAGCTTAATGAACTTTGATCCATTGTACTCTTGGATGTAATCCTTAATCTTATCAGGATTGATAGTGATTTGCAGCCAAGTGTCGTTCTTTTTTTTACCGCTTCCACAGTAGATTTTTGTTTTCTTTTCCATTTTATTTTGATTGATTGATTAAAAAGTTGGGGGATTTTCACCCCCTTTAGTTTAGCGATACTTCGCTCGGAATTCGAGAGCAGCTTTCTTCGTGGCGAAG